CCAAACTGTAGCTTTTTCAAGATGTAGGACAAACACCTACACTGTGACTCCCGACACTTACGAAGTCAGACCAAGGCAACGCTGCACATGACGCACGGCTTCGTCGCTGCGCGCCTCAGCCGTCCATGTAAGTGTTGGTGTGACATAGCCATTTACGTACCCATTCATGCTCGTTCCCGCCGAGTTGACAGCACCCGGTGACTCCGTGTACCCTGCACCCCGGTGCTCAAGCGCAAGCGACGCACCGGGGGGGACACCGCGTCTTCCCCAAGTAAGTAGTTGATTTTCTTGATTCCCGGAATTCCCGGAGCCTCCCGGAACGGACCTTCCGGGAAAAAGAGGCTCCCGATGGCGACTCCCGGATTCATCCCCGACCCCCCAAAGCGTTGCCCCAAGGGGCATGTGGTTGGCACCCGTAAGGGCGACTACCGATGCACGTCCGCCGAGTGTGGGCATGATGCGCACAAGGCGTTCATGCTTGCCGAGAAGAAGACGAAGGGCGTGGCGCTTGACCTCGACGAGGTGAACAAGCTGGGGCCCCAAGCCGCCTCCCACATGCAGCGCATGACCACTGCCGGGGTGCCAAAAAACCTGACCCCCGACAAGGCCAAGGCGTGGACGGAGGAGTTCCTCCAGAAGCTCCTGCCTGAGGCTGCAGCAAGCGTGGCGTGGGACCTGCGATACGGCACCGACAAGGCCCGGTCAGAGGCTGCCGACAAGGTCCTCAGGGCCAACGGCATGGACAAGCGAGAAGCCCAGCAGAGCGCCGGAGCCAGCATCATCCTGAACATCGGCACGGGGGAGAGTTCCCTCCCGTGGTTGAAGCGGGTTATGCCGAAGGCCGTAGAAGGCGTGGTACAGTCTACGCCTGAGGGTGACGAATGAGGCTTACCGAGTTCGACAAATGGCGGCTGCGAAGGGGCCAGAAGGCCCAGCAGACCACCGTTCTGAGCAGTGAGCTTGACCTCATGAAGCTCCTGATGGACGGCGACCGCGCCCCAGAACTCCGGGTCATCAACCCCACACAGCTGGCGTACATCCAGAGCGACGCCCCCATCAAGGTGTACATGGGGCCAGCCGGTAGCGGTAAGTCCGTGGTCGGCTGTGCAGACATCATGCTCAAGGCGTTGCTGATGCCGGGCACCAAGTGGTTCATTGCCCGCCGCGACTACAACGACCTGATGGACACCACGGCACGCACGATGGGGAACATCCTGCGCCGACTGCCTGAGGGCACGCTCATCGACCGGCAGAAGGCCGCCCCGATGAAGTGGTGGATCAAGCCTGTGGTGAGCGGCATTGACGGCACGCTGCCTGAGCCCTCCGAGATCACGTTCATGGGTCTGTCCGACGACGTGGGCTCGTACGAGTACACCGGCGGCTTCGTGGACGAGCTTGACGAAGTCGAGGAGCACTACTTCTTCCAGATGATGGGCCGCCTGCGCAGCAAGCCTCATCCCGAGTTCCCTGACGAGAACTTCCAGATCGGCGGTGCGTTCAACCCGCCGCCCATGACTCATTGGCTCTACACCGCATGCACCGGGCTGAACATCGCCGGTGAGAAGGTGAAAGAGCCCCGTATCTCGCTGTTCCGCCCGGAGCCCAAAGAGAACCAGCGCAACCTGCCTCGCGACTACTACGAGAACATGACCGCCACGATGCCTGTGGAGCTGCGCCAGCGTTACGTCGATGGCGCGTGGGGTAACACCTACCCCGGCGAGCCTGTCATCCGGCAGTTCCGCAGAGAGCGCCACATCAGCCATGCGCCACTGCGCTACATGGGCGGCACCCTCTTCCGCTTCTGGGACTTCGGCTACAACCGTCCTGCCGTGCTTACCTGTCAGCTGGCTATGGACGGGCGCATCCAGATCCTCGACGAGTTCCTTGGGCACCACATCGAAGGCACCCGCTTCGTCGATACCATCCTTGCCCGCTGCGCCCAGAAGTTCCCCAACTGCCAGAAGTACGTGGACTACGGGGACCCTGCCGTCGCGCAGCATAAGGACACTGGCAGCATGCTGAAGCTGCTGAATGACGCGGGCATCCTGATGCGCTACCAGCGCACTCCCTTCGACCTCAGCATTCAGGTGCTTCGCAAGCGCTTCGAGATGGACATTGAGGGCGAGCCTGCGATCTTGCTTGACCCGTCCGTGCGCATCCTTGCCGATGGCTTGGGGGGTGGCTACCACCTGAAGGACGACGGTGTGACCCCGCGCAAAGACGGCTACTTCGACCACGAAATTGATGCACTCCGCTACGGCGTCTGGAACCTCTTTGGGGTGACGATGTCGAGCCTGCGACCGGAAGAGGTCATGACCTCGCTGGTGAGAAAGAACTGACATGGACGCTTCACCGGAAACGGCTCTTGTAGTCACCAACAGCAACGACGACGTGAGCGCCCCCGACGCTCTCACGCTTCCCCCCGACAGCAGCGTCAACTTCGCGGACGACGAGAAGGCGAACGCGTGGGTGATGGAGAACGTGCAGGGCTTGCTGCGCCACGTACGATCTGAGTACGGCGGCCAGCACGACGAGTGGGCGAACATCCGCCGCATGGCCAACCTGACCCGCGATCAGAACGCGGCCTATGCCGGTCAGTCGCGCGCCTACCTGCCCGTGTACCAGCGTGCCCTTGAGACGCGCGTGAGCCACACCTCCCGTGGCCTGTTCCCCACGGACACCTACATCGACAACTCGGCGGCTACCCCAAGCCCCGCCGCTGACCTCGCCAAGGAGAGCGTCAAGGCGTGGATGCTTTGGCAGCTTGAGACAAGCGCCAAGCTCCGGGCCGAGATCAAGCCCTTCCTGCGCACCCTGTTCAACTACGGCACGTCCGTGGCCAAGGTCTGGTGGGAGAAGCCGCCCGTTGACCAGCGGTCGACCCGCATGCGCACGCTGCCCGGCATCCCCGAGCTTCTGCCTGACTACGGGCGGGTGCACCCGTGGCAGAGCGAGGGCCTTCGCTTCCGCGCCCGCAACCCGTTCACTTGGTACGTTTGGCCGGTCAGCGTCAACTCGCTGGCAGAAGCCACCCTCGTGTTCGAGGACATTCAGGTCAGCAAGCAGTTTGTTCAGGAGATGGGCGCGAAGGGCGTCTGGAAGAACTGGGAGAAGGCCATCACCCAGAACTACTCCGACACCGAGTCGAACAACCAGATCCAAGAGGGCCTGTCCGAGGCGCACTCCGGGGCTGAGACTGCCGTCGACTACAAGCAAGGCGAACTGGCCGACTGGCGCTACATGCAGGAGTGCTGGTTCCGCATGCCCGTTCCGCGCGCCCTGTACCGCCCCGGCGAGATTCCGGGCAGCCCGGTCCCCGTGAAGGCAGTGCTGTGCGGTGGGCAGGTCATCGAACTGCGGCGCAACCCCTTCTGGCACCAGCAGTCGCCGTACCTGCTCATGCGCCTGAACGAGGCGAACGACAGCTTCTTCACCACGGGCATGGGCCGGTCAGCCGCCTCCCTCCAGTACCTGATCAACGACTTCGCCAACCAGACCAACGACAACGGCATCTACGCGCTGAACCCCATCGTCAAGTACAACCCCAACCTCATCGTTGGGCCGCTTGAGCCGCTGGAGCCCGGACGTATGTTCGGCATGACGGACCCCTCGGGCATGGAGTTCGACCGCCCGCCCGTCGAGCAGATCCAGTACGGCATGCAGATGGTGAACATGCTGATCAGCTACCTGAATGATATGAGCGGTGCTCCCGCCGTCCTTCAGGGCAGCGGCGATCGGGGCGGGGCCAAGACGGCCACCGGTGCCCAGCTGCTTCAGTCGAACGTGAAGGGCGACCTTCAGGACATCATTGAGGACATCGAGCAGCGCATCCTCCAGCCGCTCATGATCCTGGCCCACAGCCTCGGTCAGCAGTACGAGCGGAGCGACCGCTGGATGGCCATCTCCGGCATGGAGAAGGTGCAGTTCAAGCCGGGCATGCTTGAGCTTGACTTCGTCTGGCGCTGGGTCGCGTCCAGCCAGAGCGTCAACCAGCAGATGCGCGCGCAGCAGACTGCCCAGTTCCTGCAGATGGCCACGAACCCCGCCGTTCTCCAGCTTCTCCTCCAGCAGCAGAAGATGGTCAACCCGGAGCCCATCCTTCGCCGGATGTGGGAAGACGGGCTGGGTCAGCGGAACTTCGGCCAAATCATCTCTCCGATGCCTATGATGCCCATGGTGCCACCCGGAGCAGCCGGGCCCGGCCAACCCCCAGCCGAGCCGGGGATGTCGCCCCAAGAGCCGCGTAGCGCGGTTGAGCAGGCACCGGGCGGCGGGGTGGGGATGCAGCCGGGCGAGGGCGAAGCGTTTGGCGAAGTGCGAGCAGGGGCCGATGAGATGGCCGCCACAATGGGAGGCATGCAGTGAGCGTTCAGGACCTTGAAGTTGAGATCGCAACCCTGCGGGATTTCTTGAAGCATCCGGGCTGGGACCTGCTGTCGAGCCGCATGCGCAAGGTGGCAGACTCTGCCCTGACCGGCATGCGCAACTACAAGACGCAGGATGACCTACACAAGCACACTTTCACCTACCTTGCCAACTTGGACATGATCGAAGCGCCTAAGCTTCTGCTTACCCACGCAGAGGCAAGGCTCAAGATGGAGCTTGACAAGGGCAAGAAGGAGTTGCCAAAGCCTAAGAATCTCTGGTAGTCTTCACACTAACAGGCGTCGCCAGCCATAGGGGAAACCCTACAAAGGGCGTCAGGAGTGACTTTTGGAAACCGAATTGCCGACCACTCAGGCAGACACCGCAGCCCAGCCGGAAGTTCCGGCGGAGCAAAAGTCAGGGATCGAACGACGTATCGATCAGCTGACGGCGAAGTTGTACGAACGAGACGAACGGAACCAGCAGCTGCAGGCTGAGCTGATTAAGGCTCAGACCCAGCAGAGCGAGCTTCTTGCTCAGCTCTCTCGCAGTTCGCAGCCCCAAGCTCCGAAGGTTGACCCCTTCGCCAGCTTCCGTGATCAGGTCGATCCGAATACCCTCAAAGCGATGGAGGCTGCCATGGACGCCACCCGTCGACAGCTTGAGGCGGAGACGGCCACCCGGATGAAGGCTCTGGAGCTTCAGACTGCCGTGCACCAGCTTCGTGCTGATGCGCTGGCGGTGCCCGGCATTCCTGCCGAGGTGCAGGCGAATGCGGAGCGGCTGCTCATGACGTGGCGTCAGGCAGGGTTTGATGTTCCGACCCCGCAAGATGCCATCGATATCGCGTTGGGGAACTACCACCGTCAGCAGTTGCTGAAGGCGGCTCCAGTGCGCGGGTACAGCAACCCGAACATTCCGTCAGTCACGCCCGGCATCCAGCCAAGCTACCGCCCGGCCACTCAGGCGAAGCCTGCGAACTTTGACTCGCTCAGCCGTGCTGAGCAGAACGCAATTCTGGAGAAGAGCAGCGACCTCGATTCGCTGCTCTGAGAAGCACACATGCCTATTACGAATTCCACGATTTCACTCGACCAAGAGAAGTTCTTGGTCAACAAGCTGCTTGACCGCAGCTACATCAAGCTGGTCATGGCCGGTATCTGCGACATGATCCAGATGCGGGAAGGCGCGGGTCTCACCGCGTACATGGTGCGCTACAAGCGCATGAACGTCCCGGTCACCACGTTGAGCGAAGGCGTCATTCCCTCGGAGTCCACCTTCTCGCTCGAAGAGGTGACGGTGACGCTCGATCAGTGGGGTGACTACCTCTCGCTGACCGACGTGGCCCAGCTGACCGTCAAGCACCCGCTCATGACTCAGTGCGCGGAGCTTCTGGCGGACAACGCGGCTCGCGTGATGGATCGCGAGATCACCATCGTCCTCATGTCCGGGACCAACGTGCAGTTCGGCGACGGCTCGGTCATCACGCGCGGTACCATCGACGCCAGCATGCGCATCAGCGATGCGGTCATCGGTCAGATTCGAGTGACCCTCGTCTCCGCCGGTGCGCCTCCTCGCGGTGGGCCTTCGGGCGACGCTCGCCAGACTGCGACCAGCGGCAACTTCCAGAACGGTCTGAACTACGTGGCCATCGCTGGCCCGCAGGTCATTCAGGACGTGATGTCGCCTGCGACCAGCTTTGGTACGTGGGTGAGCGCTGCGACGTACAACAACGCCAAGCAGCTGTACGCGGCTGAGGCGGGTACGTGGCTCGGCGTTCGCTTCGTCGAGACGAACTTCATCCCCCGGTTCGTCCTCTTCGGCAACACCACGACTGCGGCTGCGGTCGGCGCGAACGCGGGCGGCACTGGCGCGACCCTGTCGGTCGGTTCCGGCACCCTCGCCAACGCCACCTACTTCTGGAAGATGACCCGCAAGGACTTGCTGCGCGGCTTCGAGGAGTTCATCTCCATCGAGCACAGCACGGCCACTGCGGCTGCTTCGTCCAGCCTCCAGTTTGTCCTCTCGGCGACTGCAGGGTTCGTCTACAACATCTACCTCGGTGCCTCGACTGGCGACGCCAACCTCCGCCTTGCGGTTCAGAACGCGGCGGCTGGTTCGACCAACAACATCACTGCGGTTCCGGGCTCGCTCGTCACCCCGCCTGCGTCTCTGCGCAACGTGCTTGACGGCAACGACCCCTCGGCTCTGCACCCTGTGTTCGTGGTTGCTGAGGCGGCGGTCAGCTGGGTTGGCTTCTACAAGCCTCGCTTCCTGATGTCGCCGACTGGTGCGACGAAGGATGACCCGCTCGCGCAGCGCCGGACCACGGGCTACAAGTTCTTCGGCAAGACGGTGATCAAGGATCAGACCCGTCTCCTGCGCGTTGAGCTTGCCTCGGCGTTCGCGTAAGTTCACAAAGTTTCCCTTGGTGGCGGGAGGGCGAGGGTAAGGTGCACAATGCCCTTCTCCTTGCCTTCCCGCCTTTTTTCTTTTGAAGGAAAGACTCTCATGAAGAAGTTTCTCGCAATCCTCCTCCTGACCGCTACGGTCGCTTTCGCCGCTGTCCAGCTGGATCAGGGCCCCACCAATCGCATTCAGAACATTCGCGGCGGATTGCTCGTGTCTCCAGACACGTTCATCCAGACCACGGCGCTGGTCAACACTCACCGCATCACCCGCAGTCTGGTGGGTTCGGCGACCATCGACTTCGCGGGGCAGACCACCACCTGCAACACCTCGAACATCACGGTCACGGGTGCCCGAGTCAACGACGCCTGCATGGTCGGCCTCAGCGCCACTGCCGGTGCCGCGAACTCCAGCTTCACCTGCTACGTGGCTGCGGCCAACACGGTCACCGTGAAGCACTGCGCGTCTGGTACTGTGTCTGACCCGGCGTCGCAGGTGTACACCGTCCGCGTCTTCAGCAACCTGTAACAGGAGAAGCACACATGGCAGACAGCAAGACCCACGAAGCGAAGCCCGAGCAGAAGACCGTCACCGTGGACGCGAAGGAACTCATCAAGGAATTGCTGCCGATGCTGGCCGCTCTTGAGGGTATGCGCCCGAAGCCCGAAGCGCAGCGTCCCCGAGTGCATGTGCCTCAGGTTCGACAGACCTGCAGTGTGTGCCGACAAGCCCTTGGCGGATGCGAAGGCAAGCACGTCGAGATGGTGGTGTTTCCCCGGCGCTACCCAGAGCATGGGCAGTTCTTTCAGGGCGTGTACCTGAATGGCGTGAAGTACCTGTCAAACGACGAGGGCCACGAGATCACCGTGCCCGAGATTGCGGCAGGGTCCATCGCGCAGCTGGTACAGAACTTCGAGAACAACGAGCAGGAGACGCGCATCGGTCGCCGTGCCGAGCGATTCTCCGGTACGCTGAGCCCGGCTGGCAGCGCAGTGACCCCGCAGAACATCGGCTGGCGGTAACCCATGGCCCTGACCCGAGCAGAAATTGTCAGTGAAGGGCAGCTGCTCGCCGGTCGGGACGACGTGGCGACGCAGGCCAATGCGTGGCTGCAGCGATGGCTGGACTCTGTGGCTGCCAGCTGGCCGTGGCCGCAGCTTCAGGCGGAGTTTCACGGCATGGCGCTTCCAGCTGGGGAGCGTAACGTCGCCTTCGGGAACAACAACCCGGACGGCGGTCCTTCGCAGCGAGTGCTGAAGATTCTGGACAATGTGTGGCTGTACGACGACAGCCGCACCTTCCGCAGTCGCATTCGCATCCGGCACCAGCTGAGCAACCCAGTGGACGCCATTGGGCCCGCTACGCTGATCGGCCGCCCACAGACTGCGCGAGTCTTCTCGAACACGCAGCAACTTGGGGCATGGCTGATGTCTTTCGAGCCAATCCCCGACCGGGGGTACATTCTGTCTGTGCCGTACATCTTCCTGCCAAATGCTCTGTCGACGGACTCTGCCGTTCCTTGGTATCCGGCAGCCGAGACGATGGTGCAGGCGGTAGCGTTCAAGGTCAGCGAGTACCATAACGGCAAGGATCACCCAGTGACGCAGGCGTTCCAAGCTGATCTCGCGGGCCTGCTCGCCAACGACCGCATCCGGTACGGCAGTGTTGGCGGCATCAACGACGTTCTCACCCTTTCCGCCGGGAAGTTCCGGCAGCGGGACATCAAGTGATTGGCCTTCAGCCTGCGCCGATCGTCGGCGCGAATCAGTTTCTGGATCCGAATTCGCTGCCTGACGGTGTGTGGCAGGAACTGAAGAATGTGGCTCCCCGTACGCGAGGCAACGTGGGTAGCCGACCCAGCATGTCATTCATCCGGGAAGTCATTCCGAGTTGGTGGCGCTGGGATGCTCGCACTCGACTCGGCAGTGCGGGCGTTGCAAGTCCAGTAGCCGGGTACTGGCGGTGGGCGCAGAATCTGCGTCCGCTGCGTTTTTTGTTTGACCCCAACTACGGCGATATCACGATGCTCGTAGTTACCAAGAATTCCATCAGCGTGCAGTCAGAGACGAGCAACCTCGCACGGGCGGACATCACGGTCCCCGCAGGTACTGTCCTCGTCTTGAGTCTGCCCGGTGTGATTACGGACAACGGCACTGACCCTCGTCTGCGGTGTGGGGTTTTGGGGCCGCTCGATCGGCTCCCTTCGCTGTTCGTCTTCAACGGCATCACGTATGCCTTCGGGGCAGTCGGGACCAACGGTATCCGCATCGAGCCGCCGGGCTCGGGCACCACGCCCGTGAACTTCAGCTACTGGTCGAACGACTTCGGCACCGGCAACGGAGACTTCTTCCCTGAGGGTGCGGCAACGGTGCGCGACCGCGTCGTCTACTGGCGTGGCAGCAACGTCTACTGGAGCGACCGCAACGACCCGCTGAGCATCGGCCCCGACGCCATCGCTACCCGAGGCATCAACATCGGCGGCGAGGAGTTGGAGCGCATCACTGCGGTCGCCGAGATCAGTACGTCGGCAGACGGCAGCCCAGTTCAGTCCACTGCTGCGGTGTTCACGAAGACTCGATGCTTCCTCCTGCTGGGAGAGCCCGGCGAGAGCGACGCAATGACTGCCGAAGAGATCTACGGCAGCCTGCAGATCAACCGGCTGAACGTCGAAGCTGGCTGCGTCAGCCCGGCTAGCATCGTGCGCACCCCGTTTGGCACCTTTTGGGCCGGACAGGACGACGTGTGGTTCATGCCCTACGGCTCTCTGCCTCGGCGCGTGGGCACCGCCCTGCGCCCGTTGCTGGAGGGTCAGCCTCCCGCTCTGCAGTGGAAGATCCACGCGGAATACTTCGACAACAAGTACCGGCTCGCGCTGTTTGCGC